ACAGAGCTTGAGAGCCGCATGGGCCAAGTCCAAAACCAAGACTCGGCAGCGGTAATGACCCAAGCGTCCGAGTTCTATGCACAAAACGGATATCTTGCCGATGAGCATTACCAAGCTCTTGAGCAGACAGGACTGGCCCGGAACTACGTTGATGCGTACATCACGGGTGTTCAGGCCCAGCAACAACAAGAAACACAAGCCTACTACAACCAAGTAGGTGGACAAGAAAACTATGAGCGCATGGCTGAGTGGATGACGCAGTACCTCCCCGAGTCAGAGATTGACGGGTACAACCGCGTTATGGAAAGCGGTAGCCCCGAGGAAGTCTCGGTTCTTATGTCTGGGATGTATGCTCGTTACACTAATGCTATGAATAACTCATACAACCAACTTCAAGGCGCACAGGTTGCAAATGAGGCCCCCGTAGGGTTCCAAAGCCGAGCGCAGATTATGGAGTATCTTGAGGACCCCCGGTACGAAGTTGACGAGGCATACCGCGAAGAGTTTGAGACCCGCCTCGCCAATACTCCTGAAGAAGTATTCTAAAACACATCAGCATTAGAACGTAGGCCGCTTGCGAGCGACAACCTCCTGTGGTAGTGCTGCTGTTATTTCATTTTTCTAACCTTTCGTAAAGTCATAAATCCATAGGAGGATTACCATGACGAGTATCCAATCTAGCATGTCGTTCGGCGGTCAGTCCGTCGCAGCGGCAGATAAGCGAGGACTCTTCCTCAAAGTATTCAGTGGCGAGGTAATGAAGGCGTACGAACGCGCCATCAAAATCTCCCCCCTTGTTACCCAGCGTACCATTACTAGCGGTAAGTCCGCGCAGTTCCCCACCACTGGTGTGGCGGCTGCTCGTTACTTCACCCCCGGTGATGACCTGTTTGTTTCTTCGTCAGCTACTGACGCTCACGCCTACCTCTCAAAGATCAAGCAGTCTGAGCGAGTCATCCACATTGACGAGCTTCTCACCTCTGCGTGCTTTATTGACGATCTTGACGAGGCTATGAGCCACTACGATTATCGCTCGATTTTCGCTGCGGAACTCGGTAAAGCTCTGGGCCGTCACCAAGACAACATGGCGCTTTACCAGATTTTCATGGCCGCCAAAAACGTCGGTAACGTCGCGTCGGAGACCACTCCGGGTCAGCCCACTGGGCACCAGCTTGATAACAGCACGTTCTACTCTGACGGCGCTTCTGCGCTCGACAGTCTGTATGACGCTGCTGCTATTCTCGACAAAGCCGATGTTCCCAAAGAAGATCGTTTCGTCATCCTCAACCCGGACGGCTACTACGCTCTTCTCAAGGAAGGCGTGTTCACTGTTCCGGACACTGGTGCAGCAACTGATGCTCGTATGCTCTTTGATGGTCAAGGAAACGACTACGTCGGTGGTCGAATTACGATGGTTGCTGGAATGCCCGTCGTAGTCACCAACGCCAACGGTATCACTACAGCCGCCTCTAACGGCAGTTCTGCTAACGACGGCATTTTCCTGACCGACACCAAGGGTGGCGATGCAAACACCACTGCTGGTCGTGAGGATGCTGGTTCCCGCAACATCAGCCCCGGTCTTGCCGATGGTGCTGATACTGATGGAACGGGTACGCTTGGAACCACGGGCAACAACGGTGACGCCACGGCGAACTGCATGGCCCTTGTCTTCCACAAGTCGGCTGTTGGCTGCGTGAAGTTGCGCGACATCACGATGGAGTCTGAGTACATCATCGAGCGTCAGGGTACGCTCATGGTTGCGAAGCTCGCTACGGGCATGGCCCCGCTCCGCAACGACGCTGCTGTTAGCATTGTCGCTGCTCCCTAATTTATTCGGGGGGGTCCTCCTTCACGGGGGGGCCTCCCTATTTTTTATATTTTAGCTACTACACATGCAAACACCCCTTGTAAGATTTACCGAGGTTGAGGCCGTAAACCGTATCTTATCTACGGTTGGTGGAGAAAAAATATCCGCCATGACGAACCTCTCGTTCACGGCAGATGCGGCCTACACGGCGTTGCGCGATGCGATGCGCGATCTTATGAGCGCACCGTACGGGTTTAACACAGAGTCAGACGTTGTTCTTACACCGAATGGTAGCAACGAGATTGATCTGAGCACCTCTGGTTATACGGGTACTTACATTTCTAAAATTGATTTTGAGTCCGAGGATGCCGGAAACTTTGATGTTGTTATCAAGGGCACGAAGCTATACGACCGTAATACACTTAGCTACACGGCATTCACAGGAGAGTCCTACAAAGCAACTGTATCCTACTATCTTCAGTTTGAGGATCTGCCCGAGGCGGTAAAGTCGTTTGTGACGGCTATGGCTGCTAAGGACTTCCAAGCGCAGATGGTGGGCAACCCCCAGATGGATGCTATCCTCACGCAGAAGTTCCTAGCCACCCGTGCGGAGTTCTACGCATTCGAGTCGCAGCAGTTTGACTACACCATGTTCGACAACTTCGACACATTCAAGATTATCTCTACCAGTGGCCGTCCCGGTTTTGGCGGCGTTCACTGGTTTACCAGTAGAGGCTAATGGCTAACTTTTCTTATCCCACTTCAAGTATCATCGGAGGCGTCTCCAATCTGGAGTACGCTATCCGTATGGACAGCCAAGCTACGGATCAAGAGAACTGCCTACTCTCTCCTAAGTACGGACTAGCTAAGCGGCCCAACAGTCGGTTTTTATGTGAGATCAAAAATTGGCAGACCATTGGCACTGCTTCTCAAGCGTTATCGTCTGCTATGGTTTCGAGTAACTATGGACCACCGTATACGGGTACGATAATTCATCCGCTAGTCTATGGCGATGATGAACGACTGTTGATTATTACTGGAACAGGATCACAAGGTCCTGATATATCAACAGATTTTGAAGATAAAATTACCGAAAGTTTTGTTATTGTTGATCCGAATACTCCAGCCACTAGCGAGGCGCATAAACTAGCGGCGAATGTTGTTGTCGCGTTCCCGAGTTCTAGTAGTGCCGCACTACCCTGCACAAATAACTTAGGGATTATTGATCCAGATCGTTTTTCTTTGGCGACCGTGGGCGACTACACGTTTATCAGCTACGAAGATCTTGAGCCCCGCATGAAGACAACAACGTGGACGGGTGGGGATCAAGGGTTTAGAACGATCCTAAACGACGAGGTTTTTGCAATATGGTTTAAGGCTCACCAGACGGGTAAACAAGAATATAACGTAACGATTGATGTCGAAGGTGAATCGGCTGCATTTGCTTTTAATATTGTTACGAAATCAGTCGATTCGGGCGCTAATGGCGATTACGAAGATAAAATTGAAATCAAAAACGACACGAAGTATCTTGCGGCCATTATGTCGTACCATATTTCAAGCGAGCCTAAACTAGAAGCAACGTCGCTATCTCCACAAGACTTCGCTACAGGCAATATTGGCTCTCCCGGAACTGGGGGGATGGGTCAAACAGAAAACCAAGCTGGCGAGGGCGGCACATCGGTTATTACGGGCCGTATTTTTGATGATATGGATCCTCTCGACAACAATGGCTCTAACTACACACCTAGCCGAGTTTCGTCCGTAAAAGCTGAGGGTGCTCGTGGGCAGACCAACGTACGGACTTGCTTTAAGAGTGTGGAAAGTTTATCGGATCTTCCCCCGCGTTCTTGGCAAGATCACACAGTTGAAATTCAAGATACTGACGAGTCGGCGGACACGTTCTTTATGCGTTTTATTAGCGATGAAGCAACGACCAGAGAATTTACACAAGCAGGCAGTCACGACGCTGCGTTGAACAAGGCGTTCGGGGAGCACGAAAGTTTTGGATCTGATAACTATCATGTAAACTCAAAAACCACGAAACTTCCTAGGTACGGTCACTGGGAAGAGTATTGCGGCGTGGGCGTAGAGCAGACGATTGATTCTGCCACGATGCCCCTTGTACTTGTCCGCCGAACAGATGGCACTTTTGTTCTTATGGAGGCGCGTGGGTCGTTCCAAATAAATACGGCCACCCCCTCATGCGCGTTTGACGCAG